CCATCTTCAAGGACTTCCACGTTTTCAAGTTTGAGCAGTGCTTTGATGGCCTTTGCATTCTTTCCATGTGCCGCTGCGATAGCATTATCAACAGCATTATCAAGCCGAAGCTGTTTCAGATCCGCATCGTACTTCTCTGCAGCTGCTTTATTGGCTGCCTGCAAATCTTCAATCTGCTTTTTCAACGCTTCATTGTCACCGGAAGATGCTTTCAACGTTTCAATCTGTCCGTCACGCTCTTTCACAAGTGCTTCCGCATTCTTCTTCGCTTCATTCACTTCGTTAAAACGCTCTTTCGGAACATAGCCCTTCAGTTCCTCTGCGGACATATCCGCAAGTTTCTGTGCAAGTTCCTCTGTTACTCCTGCCGCCGTAAAATCTTCTTTCTTCATTGTTCTTTTCCTCTCTTTCTTCAAAAACATTGTTTTACGTGGTTCAGTCCACGAATTTTCGTCTTTGCAGTTACCGTCCGAAATACCAAAGTGACGAAATATAAAAAACGCCCCCGGAAGGACGCTTTATATCAGAGAAATAAAAAAGGACTTCAAAAAGTCCGTTAATAAAGTGCTTCTATACCGTGCTTCGTGATGAACTCACGGTGCTTGTGTTTGATCTGTGTTGCATATTCAAGTGCGGCGTGCATATCCCCGTTGCACTGTGCATCAGGAATCCGTTGTACCGCCTTTGCTGTTGCTTCACTTAATGCAATTGCCGCCATGACATTTTCAATGACGATAATCTCATTCTGCCGTCTTGCCGCTTCTTTCTTGTCCCGTTCGCTCTCCTGCTTCTCAATCTTGCGTTTGAGCCGCCAAAGGAAGAAACTTGTGATAGCTGTCGGAACTCCCAACGCCAACAAGAACGCCCATATAAGAGTTGCCGTATCAATTACTATATCCATTGCCATCCCCTCTGTAATGTCCGTATTTACTCTGTTACCGCTTCCCATCCCTGCGGATAGTCACTCGGTTTCCATGTGTTGTTGTCGATGGTGGAACGGTACACAATTCCGTTATCGGTGCAACACTCGCCCTTCATGTAAGGACTTGTGGAAATAGCAACGAACGGTAAAGCGTGTTCCGGGTTTTTACTCCAAACAAATCCCCACTGTGCCGGAAGTTCTTCCGGTTCTGCCGTGAATACCGTGCTGTCATACTTCTGCAACAGCTTCACAACTCGTCCGGCTGTGGACTTACATACAAATCCAATCGGACGGTCAAGCATGTTCATCTTTTCAACCGCCTTTGCAAAATCGGGAATATAGCCTGCTTCCGCATTCAGCTCTGTGCCGCTCATGGTGTCCGCTTTCTCCTGCAACGTTTGCGCAATCAATCGTCCTGTTCGTTTCAGTGTTTCATATACAGGTTCTGCATTTGTCATACCTCATTCACCCCCTCTACAATTGCATTTGCCATTGAATCAATCTGTGCTTCCAATTCAGCGATTCTTTCCGCATCGGACTTCGGTGGTTCAGTCCATTCAGGATTTACAACAACCTCACCGTCGAGATAGAGGTATTTTCCATGCACAAAATCCGCTGGAAGAACTTCAACATCTACCACAGTACAAATAGGTTCTTCTGCTCCTGTAATAGAATTTTGGTTTTCATCAATAACATAAGATAGGGTATTACCTGTTTCATCTTCAAGTTTCCACTTGTGGACAATAACTCCATTCAGTACATCTCTTTCCTCCCATGCACCAAAACTAATGGAACTTGCAGAATCAAAAATTTCATTGTTGCTTGTTACTAATATTTTCATAATCTCCTCCTATATTTCGTGGTCATATCTACCATCTTTATTCATTGTTGCTGCATGTTTAAGTGGTAAAGAATAGTTACTTGAAACCAAAATTCCAGTATTTGTCTTTGTCCAAGTTATACCATCTGTAGAATACTGTAATTTCATATTAGCAGTACCCGAACCTAAATCTAATGATACAAACCTATCTTTGAAGAACATTGCCCCTGTCACAACATCAACACTCGCCCATGTTTTAGAAGTCAAAGTTGTCAGAGTAAGTGGCGTACCATCAGTTGACTTATAATAACCTGTGTTACCATAAACAATAAAATTGCCATTTCCGTATACTACATTGTAAGACTTAAAATTAGATGCAGTAATTATTTTCGTTAGAGAACCGCCGTTTTCTCCGTTATCCACCCAATAACGAAAATCAGAAGATGCGCTCATGACACAAGTAACTAGATACCCGTTTCCGTATATCATAGTACCATTTGACGAAGTATCACCAGTACCTGCCAAAGCATTTGCTATATTCGTAGTATTCGGAAGAGAAAATGCTTGCAAATATGAAGTTGTTGAGGAACTACTGTTTTTCTGTAAAGAGAACCACTTGTTATAAGCACCATCTAACCAAAAGGTAGCGTAATTATTAGAACTGAACGTAGTCCAAGTCTTACCATCTGTAGAATATGCTTTGTATTTTGTTCTTCCTGATGCAAAGAAATAACCATTGTAATAGGTTATCCTAGAAACATCTTGCCCGATACTGTATTTCGTCCATGTTTCACCATCATCTTCTGATAAATAACAGTAGTCCGTACCATCATTTGCGTGGTCATACATGAGAATTTTACCATCACCATAAATCAAAGCTTCTGAGCCTGTTGAGGTTATCCATTGACTACAAGGCGTTACTTCCCAATTAACACCATCAAAAGTCTTATACATATTTCTAAGAGTATAATCATCACTAGAAGCCATTGATGTGAACATTAAATAGGTGTCATCACAGAGCAGTTCTGCAATCTTACCATTTGCATCAACGTAAAACGTACAAGGAAGAAGTTCAGCAATCTTGCTATTTTCGTCAACGTAAAACTTAGCATTTTCAACTTCTACTACCTTCTTATCATTACCTACAAGAAACATAAACTCACCTCTATTTCTTTACATGAATATAAGTTCCAATAGGAAACGTAGATGCATCTCCTACCGTAGGTTTCGTATCAACAATAACATGATTAGTCATATGAGCTGTAGAGAAAGCCGTACTTGCCGGAGCAGCTACATCACCCTTGAACGTACCGGCGGTGATGGTAGAAGCAGATTGATTGTGTGAGGATGCCGCCGCTCCAATATTCGCAGGAGTTACAGTCTGCCAAGTGTTATCATTACGCAGGAAAACCTTGTTGCTCGCTGTCTGCGTAGTGGGTACATGATTGCCGTGTGACGCATTCGCTTTACCGTTCCAAGTGCTTCGCTCCGTGGATGTAACATGACTTGTGGTGTCTGCAAGATGCGCTATTAAACTCTTGATAGCCTTTGCAATCTTACCGAATGCAACACTCAACTTTTCACCGGATGTTAGTTCTGCATTGGAACCTGCCACCGTGTAAGTCGGCGTTTGATTGTTTGTACTCACATTTGGTACATTTCCCAGTCCCACATCTGATGCACTGTGCGTGTGATTACTCGGCGGCATGGTGGACGGAAAATCTTCAATGTCAGACACGCTATGCTTATGATCGCCCGTCACATAATAGTCTGCAGGCTTACCACCTAAATTCTCCGCATTACCTACCGTCTGCGTTCCGTCTTTGTACTCCTGCATGACACGGTCAATCACATCCATATTGTCGTTTTGGTCTGTAACATTGTAAAAATCATTTTCATCAGGCTTCTTCAAGCCGAAATTCGTTGTTGTTTTCATTGTTTCACTTCCCTCGCTCGTTCGTCTCTGAATCAGTACGATTCATAATGCCTACATTGGTTACAATCTGCTATCTCTTACGCAGATAATACTGTCTGTTGTACTTCTTCACTAAATAACCGCTTTTGTCATGTGTGAAATAATGACCGGTGATTCTGTAATCAAAATACCGGTAAAATAATCGTTTCAACCATTTCCACATACGCTCTCCCTTCTTTGTGGTATACAACAACTCCACATATGGAATCTGTAAATCCCACATACGGACTTTATGTAGTCCACAAATCCGCTGTTTTCCGTTTTTTTGCATAATAAAAGGACATTTCTGCGAATCTTCCGTAAAAAATGCCCTTAAATCCTCATTTATTCAGTTTTTGCATGAAAAAAGCACCTTAACCTCTGTTAAAGTGCTTTACTGCTCCATTTTTTTGTGTTCACATTTCCCACCGCATAATATTTTACCGGGTTTGCCGTTTTGATATATGACACAATCCGTGGTGCTATCACTATGCACATAGATACACCCTTTACAATCCAAATCATCATTATCAATCAACTGCATTTCGCCCTTTTTGGATTCAAATTTTTCATTCATCTACAATCACCCTCATGAAAACATCATACTGCAGGTCACCAAACTTATCGGCATACGATTCAATCTTTTCAACAGCGAACCGTGTACCACATTGCAAAAGAAATTCTTTCTCATCAGGTGCGGCCGATAAATCACCCAAATATACGCCCTTCGCCCCTTTTGGAACATCAATATACATTTGGATGCCGCCACCGAATCCACCGTGCAAATCAGGTGTTGTTGCCACAAATCCTTTGTCGACAATCACCTTTCCGGCTACATTGTACTCCTTTTTCGTCCAATTGTCACTACCAAATAGATGATTCATTGCGTTGAAATCAGTACCACGCTTTACCGTGAATGGTTCTTGTACGATGTTCCGGTCGATCATCTTCTGCAATGTGTTTGCATTTTCAATGGATTCCGGTCTTACGCCCTTGTTTCCGTTGCGCAAATAATCATTGATGAATGTGTAATCTGTTCTTGTCCAAGCACCTACGGCCGACAACTCATCTTCCCGGACATCATGCGGAAGTGTTTCGTAATCAAGGGATTGACTGTGGAACCGTTCTTTTGCATTTGTCGGTACTCCAAGACTTTGCTGCAGTCTATCATTTTCCGCTTTTAATTCATCAATTTTCTTGCTGATGCTCTGTGCGTTTTTCTGAGCGGCTTCCATATCAGAGAGAGAAGAACTTGTCAGCATTTTCAGTTCTTCTTCTTTCTTTTGGTTGAATAACTTATCTATCTGCTGCTCGTTGTTATAGATGGTTTCTTTCTTTTGCATAAATGTCGGTTCATCTTTTGCAAGTTTCAGATCCTTTTTGCTTCCACCATCAACAAAAGCCTTTTTCCATTCCGGATATTTCATGTCGGCAGGCACGTAATACGTTTTCCCATCTTCGCCCCGTGCCGCTCGCTTTGTGTCGAGTTCAAATTCATCATCGAAGTACGGAACGGTTGTCGTTCTGCACCACGGATGGAAAGGTGGAGCCGTTACGCCAACTTCATACTCGCTCATTTTGAACACATGGCCGTCAAGTCCTCTGCACTTTTCGGAAGTAATCTTATCAAGCGTAGCGCATATTTCATACAGTTTAACGCCCAAATCGTTGAAGCAATCCTTTGTGGATGCAGATGCGAAAAATGCCGCTTCGGTCATTACTAAAGCACCGGCTCTCCCATTGCTTACACCGAACCGATGCGCAATATAATCCGTTATCTTTCCGGGATTCTGACCTCTGATAATGGCCTGAGTCAGTTCCGTATGGAGTTCACTGACAAGCTGTGTCTTTTGCTTCCATATCCGGGAACTGAAATTGCTACCGTCTGCCGCCCACGGCTTTGATATAACCTTTTCAATCTGCCGTGTGTCAAGTTTCATCAGATCATAACCGATGTTGAACCCTTTCTGCAGTTCAAACGCCGTATGATAATACCCATCGGAATATATCTGCTCCATGAGCCGTGTAACACTGTCCTGCTCATAGCCGTAAAGCATTTCAATGTGATTCTGCATTTGCAGTTTCAAAGCATCAAGCCGAGTGATGTGCCAACGTGCCGAAGCATTTTCAAGCTGTTTTGCCCATTGCCCGGATATGTTGTTTTCCTCACCGTGCTTGATATATTCCTTTACGCTCCACTTGAACTCTTTCAGTTCATCCGCTCGAAGTATCTTCCGTGCTTCCTGCAGCGTAATCTCATTATTGACAGCGAATCGTGCGTACCATTGATTTATTTCCTTCTGTACCTCACGTGCTGCCCTTGTGTAATGGTTTTCGAGTTCGGAGAAGTACGCTGCGCCTTTATTCAGTTGTGCATCTTCAAGCTGTTCAAAACGCTTCGTCCAATACTCTCTATTTCTCATTACTTACACCCTTACAAAACTTGATTTTCGGAATACAAAGGACATATGCGTTCTTCTGTATTCCGTACACTCTCAAATCAACCTTCACTACCTTTATCAGCGTAGGAACAATAAAGATAAAGAGCAGACGGCCTAAAATCGGCATGACAATTTCAGCATTCAATTCCACTCTCATGATTCTGAATCTCTTAATCTTCGTTTTGCTCACCATCTGCATTATCGTCCGACTCCTGCTCCTGCGGAAATGCGTTCTGATACATTTCCATGTTTTCCTCAGATTCTTTTTTGATCTGTTCAAGTTCTGCGTCCACATCATCAATGAACGGAACCTGACTAAGCAGCGTCCGATTGGATATCTTAACGCCTGCGCTTATGAGAGTGTTAAGAATCTCACTCTCATTCATAAGTAAATCACGATTGAATATAAACTCGACCTTTTCCTCGAAAAAGTCACCCTTGCCCGTCAGCGACAAATGAGTGTTTATGAAGAAAAGTAACTCTTCAAGTGCTGCCTGATACTCGGATTCAAGTTCATTTGTATCGATGTCGACATCTTCATACATACTCAACAAATTCATCTGATTCGGTGTACCGGAATTGAGCATCTTTCCGTCATAGCTTTTCGTGTTCTCAATCAATGCGTTTTTCAGTAATTGGAGAATCAGCTGATAGTTGCCTGCATTGACTTCTATTGACAGTGTAGATACACCGCCTTTTGCTCCCTCACCGGTACGGACCTTAACAGCACCGTACTCGGCAAGATTCTGTCTGAACTCGCCCAAGTCCTGCCCGTCAAAGTTCTCGATAACAAGAATCGTGTTCCGGTTATCTTCGAGCATATGATTGTGGAACATACTCATTAACTCGTTGATAGCATCCTGCAGTGATTTCGCCTTACGGATCAGTGGAATCTCGCTGTCATTGTACTTAAATGCAATCAACGGTATTCTATCCCAATTGTACGGCATACCGTTAAGGCTGATATAACTTTCATACTCGCCTGCTTCCGTGTCTGCTGTCAGTTTGTCGTTACTGCCGAGAATGTAACGATATACGCCATCAGGCTTGTAAACCTCGACCTTTTCAACAACTTCTCGCTGACCTTTCACAATCGTTTCAACCGGATATAAACGAACGGCCTTATACAGATCCGTGTGTTCATCATCATTCCAATATGGCTTTATCTCATATCCTGAGAATATCTTGAATTTCAAATTGCTGTTTTCATCGTAATACGGGAACACCCACGCAATACCGTTGTTAAAGGACTTTTTAACCGTGTTTTTCAACCGTCTCTGCATCTTCATGTCAAAGATAGCTTTCAGAAGTTCACTGTATTCCTCATTATCGGTCTTAACCGCCATCGGCTTGCCTAAGAAATAGTTTGCTTTCTTATCAACAGCAATAGCGTACTGATTATCAATATCCTTGCGGTTCGGAAGATTCGTTAACTCGACCTCTTTACCGCCCTTGCCGATTGCCGTGCGCTTCTTATACAAAATATCGTGATGCCCTTCGTAGTACAGCGAACCCTTAATCTGTTCTGCACGTTCCGGTGACATTTTCCACGCAACAATGTCCTTTTCAAGTTCGGTCAGATCATCCGTTGCTTTTACGACATTCGATGTAACGATGCTATTCAGTTTTCTTGCGGCATTCGCCAAGAAATTAAATACTCCCAAGATTTTCACCCCTTATAATTTACTAATAAGCCGATGATCGGACTCGAACCGATAAGCCTGCTGATTACAAATCAGATGCGCTACCCATTGCGCCACATCGGCATTGCGGCTTTTGCCGCAGTCAGCTTTTGTATTATGCGAAGATGAAAGATTCATCCACACGCCGTATTACTTTATTACATACAAGAAACATACAACAGCAGCAAGCGCACACGTTATAACGCTAAAAAAATAACGTGCTACCTCTCTTTTGGTAGTTGCACGTTCAATTATGCTTCCTTGCATATATATGAGGATTCCCAACGGAATCATCATTGCTAATGCAAATATATCACCCATCGTTTTCTCCTTAATCAAAACTGTACGCACTTCCTTGACCTATCTTCTCCGCAATGCCGGTCGTAGCATCTTGCGCATCATCGTGTGCGTTCTTTCCTTCACGTTGGTATTTCTCCATTGATTCAGCGTATTCCGGGAAACGATTTCTCCAATCTTCCGGATAATACACATGATTCATAACCCACGTTGCATTTGATATGATTCTCGCCTTTTTATTCTTGTGTTGCGTGAATGGTCTTACAATTGTCCGGTTACTGTGATGCGTGTCTCGTAAGATACGCTCAACGCTCCGGGCAAATCCTCTACCGCCGTTGTTTGATTCGATGTCAGCGTCATTCACTTTGAAATCAAATAACTGTTTTGCAACAGCAGGCTCGGTAATCTCCATTGATTCCTTCGTGTAAATAATATCAAGCACATACGCTTCATCCGCAAATGTCTGTCCATACACAATGCTGCAGAGGTAATCGTCACCCTCATCCGCAGTATCGGTGTAGTTCTTGATACTTTTGAACAATGGCAATTCCCCTCTGTACGTTTTGAAGCTACTATACAGACGGCCTTTTATATCAATACATTCCTGCTGATAGTTGGCACTGAAAATGTCGGCTCCCATTGTTTTCTTTTTCTGCATAGCCGACTTGTACGACAATATTTCCTCACACAACATCGTGCCATCGTCCTGAACGGCTTTCATGTTGATGTGACGCACTTTCATTCCGATGGATGCGAAATGTTCCAACGCCTTGCCGGCAAGGTCATCCGTTGCCCATCGTGTCATGATGATTATGATTTTGCCGCCCTCTTCCAATCGTGACAGCATCGTATCTGTGAACCACGACCAATGCTGCTCTTTTACATTCGCATTGTTGGCTTCAAGCGAGTTCTTTATCAAGTCATCAATGATAATCAGCGTTGCACCGAAACCGGTTGCTGTTCCGGTCGGTGATGTAGCAAGATAGTTGTTATATCCACCTTCAAGGCTCCATAAGTTCATGGAACCGTCACCACGCTTTATCCGTGTGTCCGGGAATATGTCAGAGTATACAATTCTCTTTTCGTCCGCTTTTACCTCTTGAATGGTATTTCGCACACCCTTCGCAAAAGTGGTTGACAGTGTTTCATTGTAGGAACCTGTCATAACCTTTTGTGTCTTGTCCTTACCGAGAACCCATTCAACAAGGCTTTGCCCGGTCCTTGATTTTCCGTGCCGTGGCGGTTCGTTTATAACGAGAACATCATCATCGGATTCAATAAAATCCTGCATCTCATTGCACTGATCTACAAGATACTTTCTATCCGGCTTGTAAAAGTCCGGTGCTTTCAGATTGCAGTAATACCAAAAATCCCTTCGTGCGAGTTCTATCCTTGCGCCGGTTTTGATTCGTTCATCAATCATCTTCTATCAGCTTCTTTAATTCTTCCGTTGTGAGTCCTGAATACGGATTGTTGTTCAACTGCCCATTCAACTGCACATTGTCAACAAAACCGCCCTGCGACCTCGCAAGATTCTCGCTGCATCGGATTTTATCTTTATCAGCAACCTTCGGATCATCCATCTTTGCTGACCACCATTGCTGAATCTCTGCAACCGTCTTTATCCCCTCGGCTTTTATCTCTTCTTGTTCCGATTTTATCTGTTCCCCAATAATACCCAATAAATATTTTGAATTTCTATCGGCGTATGTCTCGGAATAGCCTGCATCAATCATTGCCTTTTTCATATTGCCACCGTTTGCCTTGTAGTTGACAATCGTCTGCTCTTTTCTCGATAACTTATCAGCCATTCCGTTCACCGCCTTTCCGTAAATTTGCACAATAAAAAACCGCCAAAGCATCACTGCCCGGCGGTTTTACATACTTCATCATCTGTATTATAACACAATACGTTCCTTTTGTGATATACAACTTTTTGCATTTTGTAACAACTTTGCACAGAAAAGTCACAACAGTTGCAATTTGTAACACTTTTTATCATTCCTTTGCTTCGGACTGTAACCATTCAAGCGCTCCGTCTCTGCATGATTTACCAATGCAACAATCTTTTGCAAACGAACAATGTCTACAATCAAGTTCCCTCAATATCCTTGCCAATTCCGCATCATCCATACTGCGGATTCTGTCTGCATTCGTCCGTGGCTTGTATTCCTCGGTAAACTTCCGAATCTCGTCAGTCACAGCTTCGCACGTTCTACTACTGCACCAACCTTTTTGTGTCTTGAGATGTGCAATCAACTGTTCA